CGAGTACTCCCCCCTCAGGATGTTGAGGAGCTCCATCTTCATGTTGTCGCCCGCCGAGTTCCTGACGGTACCCTCCGAGGACACGGCCAGGATGAGCCAGTCGTCTACCTTGGAGGCCCCCTGCTCGATGGCACCGACGACATCCTCTCGAATATCGCCGGACAACCACTCGTCCACCGTGTTCATCTTGGTCCGGAGACCCTGAAGCTTGTCGATAGACATGGGGCGAACCTCGAGCAGACTGTTTGTCATGAAGTTCTCGATCCCCTTCTTGGTGGGGACGAGCTTCTGACGAAGCGCTCGATTGCCGGTCGTGTTCTGAAGGGATCCCTGCGTCATGAAATCGAACAGGGGGCCCTTGGCTCTGGTGATGGCGGTGCGGAAAGGCTGCATGACCTCCTCCGCCTGCTTCATGGTTGGCGCGGTCGTCACCTGATGGGTGGTCGACGTGTCGATCGTCAAGAAATAGGCTTGCAGGAGTGTCTCGTACAGAGACTTCGCCCCGCCTCGGGCTACGATGATGTACTGCTTGTTGATGAGGCGTTGCTTCACCCGGCGCTTCTCGAAATGGCCGCCGGCATTCGTCTTGTTAGGGACGTAGACCGATCGCTCGGTGAAGAACCACCAGCCGAAGATCTCTTCGGCCCAGAGTTTGAAGCTGGGGAGCAGTTGAAGATCGGATCCGTCGGTGAGAGTCATCTCCGCTTCCGCGAAGCGGATGAATCCCTCCACAGCGTCGCTATCGTAATAAAAACCGGGATTGCGAATCCGATCATCGATCCTGTTCATCTCCATCTCGATCTCCTTGCAGACCGGAATTCGACCCGCAAGGACATCGTCTCGGAACTCTGCGTAATATCGCGGGGTAGCGGTATTCGACAGCATGGTCAGCGGCGCTTCTTGGCCCGCCTGCGACTACCAGCCGACTCAAGCTTCTTTCCTGTGGCCTTAGCCGCCGCGCGACCCGCAACGACTCCCGTGGCGTGGGCTCCTACCCCGACCGCGCCGATCTTCGCAAGGTTCTTGGCAAGAGTCTTGTCCCCGCGGCCGACAACCTTGGTTCCGGAAACGGCGAGCTTACGCCGACCGGCTCCTCCCGAGCGAACCGCGGTGGAAAGAGCCTTACTGGGGGCTTTCTTTCCGAACTTGGACTTCGCCGCACGTGCAGCAGATCCGGCCGCCGACTTCACACCACTAGCTCCGCCCTTAGCAGCGTTGCGAGCGCTGTTACCGGCCTTCCAGGCCTGGTTCTTGGCCTTGTATCCGGCGCTACGGGCAGCAGTCCCCGCCTTGAACTTGGCGGCATTCGCTCCGAGACGGGTAGCCTCGGCGTACTTACCGGCCTTGGTCTGCTTCAGCTTCTCGGCCGCGCCTTTAGCGTTCGCGGACTGCGCCTTGGCAAAGCGCTTGGCCTGAGCCTTCTTGACTCGAGCCTGAGCGCCTAGGTTACGGCCCTTGCCCTGAGTGAACTTCTTAGCAGCGGCGCCTTGCTTCTTGGCCAAAGCGGCGATCTTCTTACCATTACCCGACTTGTGCAGGTAGTATCCGCCGCCGACGGCAGCAGCCGTACCGAGAACGCCAGCGATAGCGGCCGTCTGCTTGCGGGAGAGACCCTTGCGCTTCTTTGTAGGACCGGCGCCACCGGAGGGCCGCTGCTTGCGAACGCCCCAGCGCATACCCTTGACGCCGTGGTGCGCGAGGACCTCGTCCTCGTCGATGAAGAAGATATTGCTGGACATTCCTGTCTCCGAGTGCTTGAATCGCTTGGCGCCCTTGATGGCGGCGGATCCGCCCTGACTAGCAGCCTTCTTGAGACCCTTCTGGATCACGTTCTGCAAGGTGTTGAAGGCGGCCTCCTCGGCAGCCTTACCAGCTTTGTTGCGGTAGCGCTCCATGCGAGTCTGGGTCAGTTGGCGGTACTCCTTCTCCAACCGAATGCGATTGTTGATCCGCCTAAGCTGGTCGTCTGACATACCATCTATTTTGGCCTGCTTGCCTGAGCTCCAGCGCTTGCCTTTCTGGATACGGGACTTACGAACGCCCCACTTCATACCCTTGACGCCGACG